CGTTGCGAGCAAAACTGCTCGCTATACACGTCGTCATAATTGATGTCGGTTCTTTTTCCGCAATGTTGGCATTCATGGATATAACCTCCTTCGGAATACGGTTTTTTGTATGCTTCTTCTTGTCTTGCCATCATATCTGCAATCATTGGGTTGTTCCTTATTGCAGCCCCAATTGCGATGGTCGGGTTTGGATCGTTAAGTCGGTGAAAATCCTCATCTGGCACATCATCATTCTCTTTCAAAATGCCCCATGCTTTCTTGAATGCGCTCATTTCATTTCACCACGTAATTTCGGCTCTTGCTCATGCCGATGGGGAAGCCCCTTTTATTCCCATCCCGAATACCTATCTTTCCAAGCCCGTTTTTGTGCCTTGCACCGATGATGAAGCCTGTTTCATTGACGTTGCGAACACGGACACGGTGGACGCTGATGATGGCAACTGAGGCTGACATGGCGAGATTTTCCTTGATGTCTTTATCGCCAGAACTTGCACTTAATCCGCTTACATCAATTGTGTTGGTCTTGAGGTCGGCTAAAATCCCCTCAATTCCCTTCTCATATTGGGCAACGGTGAGATCGGTCTTGAGGGATTGATAATGATGCTTTGCTTCAAACACCACAAACTTGCCAATCACGCCTTGCGTCGGCAAATTGACTTCTATGATGTCGCCAGCCTGAACTGATGTGGCATTTATCAATCCTTGAATGAAAATCATTGGTGCGCCATTTTCAGCCCTCGCAAGAAGGGTCTTTGCCAATTTACGTGCAGCCGACACGCTCTTGACACCTGGAATCTGTTGCCGTAGTGTCTTGATAACTTCTTCTTCACTTCCTGCTGATGCTTGACGAATCTTCTCACTATCACGCACACGGATAAACACAATCTCGTTGCCAGCGATAACATCACCGACAATGACAATTTCGTTTGGAGAATCAAACAACTTGCTAACCTTGATTGATTCAACGCCATTCTCAACTCCAATGCGAATGCCCTTTTGCCTAAACACCTTATCTGAAAATACGATTGTTCCGTTGCGTTCATTGATGATTTGGCGACCATCCAGTTGCGAGATATTTCGAATGACCTCCATTGTGTTAAGTCCTCTCGTATCACGTGAAACGTATTGTTTGGAATGATCATTGATTTGACGTAGCATTGGGTGTGCGCCCAAATACGTTTCAATGTCCTTTGAATTATCGTGCATAGCGGAGGTTGGCGTGATGGTGATACCCGCCATGCTTCCTCCTGCATCATTGAGAAGGTGCATTGCTGCGTCCGATGTTCGGATGCCGATGTAGCCAGCCTGTCCTACGATCACATCGCCAACGGTCATGCCAGAATCCGAAAGGCTCTTGCCCGACATATCCTTGAACACCATGACTGTATTCTTTTGCTCACGGATGATTTCAGCCACACGCCATTTGATGTTGTTTGAATCTATGACATAAGGCGGTTCAAAATTAGCCGATACAATGCGACCATCGGAACGGATTTGGTCAAGTCCATTTTTGTTTTGAATAACACCACGATTCCTTCCATCCTTGATGTTAAACGGACGTTGTGTTGCCATGATGAAATCCGATGGTTCATAGTGCAACAGTCCACGATAATTCAAAGCCGTTTTATTCACAACATCGGTGGTTTCATCGTAGTAATACCATGCCTGTGAAACGAGTTGCATAGCAATGACGGTGTTATCCACCAACGTTGGTGCTATTGCTTGCTTAACCAACGGACTTCGTGCATAACGAATAGTTCCTGGTGCTGATGTGGGAATGCTTGAAACATCGGTGAAATACAATTCAAGTCCTGTGAAATCCGATACCGATACGCCATCGAGATTGGTCAATGTTCCTGTTGTAGTGAGGTCATTGTCATTGATGGCAGAATAGGTGATAATGCCTGAATGTTCAAGAGCAAACAATTTGCCCGTCGCTGGCAAAACGCTTGCATCATCAACCAAGAAAACACCACTTCCTTTGTTTGCCAATACCTTCACACGTGGGAAATAACGCATGGCTTCGTTTGACTGTGTGATTTTGTGTTGCTTGGCTTGACGTGCATGATCGCCCATCACACCTGTTGTTGAGGCATAACGTGTTTCCGATTGATAAATCGGTTCACCGCCACCAGTTGTTTGAGCCTGTGAATAACGTGCTTCAACTTTCGGATTGAAGAATCCTTGATCATCAACTCGGTGAGCATCAGCCTTTGCGAATTGAAGCATGTTGGCGGTTGGGATGAGATGCCAAACTACATCATATTCGTTTGAGTCTGGATAATCAATGGTGAATGCCGATCCTGCTGATGTTATCGGTTCAACACCATTCACCCCTCTTGAATAATTCATCTCAAACACGCCATACCGCTTATCACGGTCAAATGATTGAGAGTTCAAGTGGGTTGTTGTCATTGAACTTCTTGCGCCCATTGTCCATCCGTCTTGAAGAAGGTCGGAGGCAAAGCCAAACAACTTCAATGGACGAACTGGACGCACGATATAGTCCACGTATTTGCGTCGAGGGTGTGATGTAGTCGCTCGGTTCGTGTTTGAATCAATTTCAGTATTCAACGGTGCGTTCTCCGATTCGTTGCGATTGAGATACGTTTTACGGAGAATGAACACGCCACCCCATGCTGGCAATTCCGATACGCCCCGCACGTTCCAAGCATCCAAAGCGTGTGTTTTGTAATCAGTCCTAACCGTATCATTTGGCAAAAATGCTGAAACGCTGCCCTTTGAATTGTTTGAGTCGGGACTCCATGTTGGTCTAATCGAATAATCAGGAACGGTTGATGTTGAACCTGTTCCGTCTTTGCTAAAGCCATTCTTTGCCATGTGTGCTTTGACCACGTGCGAAGGCATGACAGGGAAGTGATGCCCCAACATAAGATCGGTGTGAAGCGATAACGCCCTTGTTCCTGAAACCGAGTAATTCACGTCTTTGTTGTCATTCCTTTCGCTCTCAACTTCCATGATTAAACCAAGACGTGGCTCAGTTCTTGACTGGATTTGACGTGTTTCTGTGATTTCACTTATCAAATCGGGTCGGACATCATTTATTGTGGACGTTCCAGAAGTTATGACTGTGGACCAACCATTCGGAGGATATGCCAATTGTGTTGAAGCACCGCCTCGTTTCATGGCAGCATGGGCGTTGGTGTGGAAGGCATTGCCTCTAAGGTGGTAAAACTCGTATGTTCCATAAAAACGACTATTTGTTTCCAATCCTGTTTGCATTGCCCCTGCGGAGTCTTGTTGAGCATAAACAGGGTTGCCACTTGCTTGAACCAAATCAATGAATGGGTCTGTTCCTTTATTCATCGGTTTGTTGTCTATTTTGGCTTTATCTCCTGAATAAGCGGAGTTCTCAACTGTTTCATAGTCCCAAGAACCTGCCGCCTGAACGTAAGGCGACAATTGCCCATTCACGGTGATGCCGAGATTTGAGCCAATGCCGATTTGCTCATCCTGTGGCTTAACACGCTCATTGGCTTGACGGACATTTCGCTCAAACGGGTGAGCCTCAGCCGTGAAATCGTTTGCTACAAACCCAATAGGAACTGAACGTGCAATTTTGTTGTGTGGTTGATTGGCAAGGGTGTTTGTATCAAAACCAAAGGCACTTTCAGTAAAACCACTTTCTTCAAAAGCGATAGGATCTTCCATTGAGTCATGCTTTCCACCATCAAAACGACCACTTTTTGCCATTGCGTGAGCGTTTTGTGTTTCGGTTGGATCGCCAGCCAACATGTTTGGCGCACTTGAACCACTTCGAATGCCCCATGCACGAACAGGTAAGCGTCTGCTTACATCAACGGCAACATACGGGCTGAGGACGAAGAACTGCATGTTCAAATCTTCACTATCCGAATCAACATCAATTCCCTTTACAACGCCAATTTTTGATCGGGGATTAAGCGAGTCGCCTATTCCTTCTCCACGTGAATACCTTGCCGAACCGTTTTGGTTATACAGTTGGATTGTTCCATGTGCTTCACGACGGGTTGTATGACCCATGAGAACTGCACCAATTCCACGTAAGCCTTCGATGTTGCCATGACCGCCAGCATTCAATCCGTTGTAGCCATAATTTTGCATCCATTGAGCCACATATATTCGCTCAAAAGGCAAGGAAGAAGCAGGTGAACCCGTTGTTCCGTGATAACCGTTCACCGAATGATTGCGAAGCAATAACCCTCTTGTTGAAGGGTAGTTCAATGAACGTGGCATCCCTGATTCACGGTATCGAAATGTCATGAAATGCTCACGCATAGTTCCATAGAATGAGGGGTGAGAGTATTCAGCCAACCATGTGCAAAGGAAAGCGTCTGGTGTTGCGCCTGTTGCGGTATTTCGTGCTTTTGTCAAAGCCAAATCTTCATGATTTTCATTGTTTGGTGGCGTTGCCCACGATGTTGCAGGAACAGTTGCGTGTGATGCTTTGGGCGCAGCCCCCATGTTAAGCAATGTTGGATCGTGAGCAAGCAAAGGAGGAACGGTTGCTAATTCTGTTGCTACACGTGGTCGAATAACTCCTTCATGATAACCCCGAACAAACCAATTGCCCCCAAAGTCGGTGGCGACGTGTTGGATTGGCTCAGGGCGACCACCCATCCCCAAATAATTGTTCAAAAAGAACCCGTTTATCATGAACTCACTTGCCGTTGTAAAGCGATTATTTGCCGTCAAAGTGCTTCCCTGCAATGATAATTTGGTTGCTGCCCCTGTTGCGATTGAAGCATCAATTTCAGCCAATGCAAAGGCAACGCTTTCTGGCGTTCCTTCAACGCTGGTGTGTGTTTGACCTGGTGCGAAAATGTAGTCGGGAACGCTTCGGTGCGTTGCTGATGTGTAAGCCCCATCAGCGTCAATCAACCGCATACCTTTCAATTCATCAAGTGGCAAACCGTCTGCTGAAAATGAACCTGTTGAATATACAGGGGAGTTGTTCTTTACGTCTATTGTGTCAAGTTGGAACGCTGATGAACTATTTGTTGAGTTGGTGTTGCCGAATCCAAAGTGTTTGTATTCCGTTTCAGCCTCAAACATGAGGGAATATGCCGATCCATGTGAACGGTGCAACTGTCGCCTCATGGACATTGGAGTTCCACGATGGCAAAACGGCATGACAAAGGAATGACCTTGACGACCAAAGCGAATACGGTGATGAGGAATTGGGTTTCCTGTTTCAACCCCATTGTTTGTTTGTTTGAGAAGGCTTCCACGCTCGGCATGGTCGGACATTCGATGGGCTGAGAATAAACGTGTTGTTCCGCTTGGAACTGCACCTGGTTCAACGCTCAAGTCCAAACCAAAGAACGCTTTTAATCCATCATGAAGGATTCTTTGACAATGGAAAACCAATGTTCTGTCATGGGTTTCAAATTGAGATGGGTCGTTTGGACTTACGCTTTCAGGTTCACCTGCTTACGTGGATCGGGGGCGGTCAATCCGCCCATGCCCCATGTTTGATTTGACCACGCTTGAACACGGTCATGACCACTTCGAACAAAAATGCCACCTGGTATGTCCTCTTGCTTTGGAAGTTGAATCCGAAGATTTGGTGGAACGGTGTCGCTTGGTGCTGATGGACCAACGACAATTTCACCAGTTGATGGATCTTCCCTTGCATTTTGAACCTTGAAATCACGAATGATTGTTCCAAGTGGTGAGCCTCCTTCCAACACCAATTCATTGCCCAAATCATCAATCACAGTCATTGGTTCAAAGACCAAATGTTCGTTTGTAATTTGAAGTCCATTTACACGTTCAGCATTGACATCACGTTGAACACGAAATGGGCGAGCGTATGCTTCATTGGAACTGTTGTTCAGTCCATGTTTGATTTTGTTTGAGGCGTTGTCAATGTGGCTCAAATGAACACCGTTTGAACCAGTTGAAACATAATGGTTGGTTCTTGCAGTTGTGAAGTATTGCCCATAATCTCCTGTTTCAAGTGCAACTTGATCATCAGCACTTACCGTTTGTCCTTCACTTGAAAGTTCAGTTCCATATTCTTGCGGTTGGATTCGCAAACGATTGTTGCTCGTTAAATCGGATTCGGTATCTGGGTGTAAGGTCGTAATTCCCTGAATTGTAGGGTATTTGGTTTTGCGATCAGGTGGAGGGATTAAAGGCATCAAGCATGAGTTCAAACCTTCTATGCTAAAACGGTTGAAGCCATGATTGCTTGAATGTTCATTTGCGGTAATTCCACTTCGAGAATCATAGTTCAATGCTGGCAAACCCATGTTGCCTCCATCCATTGGTTTTGCGATTAAACGATGAACTCCAATCCCGCCCATTCCTTGAACGATAGGACCACAGTTCGCAGCCCCCCAATATCCCCCATTGGTGCTTGGGGCATGTTTTTCCCAAGTGATTGCGATTGTGTGTTTTGCTGGTTCGCCAATCAATGTGAACGTGTTTGTCAAAGCAGTTCCAGCCGAAGGGCTTCCTGTAAGCGTAGGCGTTGAATCAAGAACCACATGAACTTCCGTGTAATCGTTGTAAATGCCACTTTTTCTATGCCTCATGGTTGGGTTTGAATACGTTCCTGCTGCAATACGTGGACTTGTTGCGCTTGATTCCGCCTTCAAACTAAAGTTGTCAAACATCTCAGATGGAAAACCATTAACGTTCCTTGTAGCCAATTCAACCGTAAGGGTTGTAGTTCCTCCGCCCTGTGCTTCATACCGAACTTCTTTGACTTCGTATTTTTCAGGCAACGATTGGCGAACATACCTTGCTCGGAGGTATTTTGTCAAGTCGTTTTCACCTTTCATTTTGATTCTTCGTGAATTGATTTTAGCAGCGATAAAACGTGCTGCCTCTTCTGTTCCCAAATCATACGTGTAATTTGGGTTGTTGTGATCGGCTTTGGCTTGCTTCAAATCAATGGGTATCACATTCAATGCCTCAGCGATTGTTGCTGATGCTGATGCCAAAGGAGTTCGAATGAGCAACGATACGCCCTGTCGCCAATCCTGTGTGTTCACCCCTGCTTCCCAATCCTCTATTCCATCGCCATATTCCGTATCAGGGTAGGTGATGTGAATTGCGAAAATGCCAGATGCAAACTCGCCAGTTGATGTTCGCCCCCAAGAACCTGCTTTTGCAGGGTCAATGTATCGGGAATAAACATCAGCAGCCATGCAATCACCATTTGTCTTTTCCAGCAAACCATGTAGTTGCGTCTGTAAAGGTCATGCCCCGCTTCCATAAAGCAACTTCGCATAAGAATCCCGCAAAGTGAATCGGTCCTGCTGAGTTCTTGCCATCGCCAAACGATCCGCCCGTTCCAACTACCCCGTATGTCGCTGCCCCTGTTTGAAGGGCGGTGAAGTAGTCGTTTGTTGGGGCTGCAATTGGCATTCCTCCTTGAACCATCATACCAGCCAATATATTGACATAAGGACAACCAATCAAAGCACAACCAATTGTTGTCATGTCTTTATCTCGAATCGTTTGTAGTGCCGTTGGAACGTTTGGATGGTCTGCATCTCCCCCTGCATAACCGCTTGCTTCCGTCTCAAAAAGAGGTTTGACATTTGCAGATGTGCCGATAGGACA